GAGCTCACTAAGTAGGTAGCACTTGCATGTTCGTGACATGCGGGCACCCAAGCAGAGTCTGCTGCGAGGTTCAGGACAGTTTAGAACTTGACGGTTTGCCCAGTTTAGAGACATGTGGCAGGTCAATCGATACGACTAAGGATAATCGAGTCTGAACTGGTCGACTCGAGAAATGAGGTTGGTTACATTAGGATGGTGTCTAAGATCGTCAGCGAACTGTCTCCTATACTCCATGTAAAGGGGGTCACTAGGCTTCTTATGGAGAAATCGGAAGAGGGTTTTGGCCCAATTTTCCGGAGATCCATGAGGAGAGTTATCCCAATGGGTGGAGCAAAAAGAGAAATCATTCTCTGGCATTTCCTTGACACCCTTGACAGTAAAGCCAAGAGCCACATATTGGTCAAGCATACCATCGAGGTAGCGCTCGATGGCATCGTCACCCATCTGGCCGCCCTCTGCTTCGCTCTCAGCGTCGACTCCAAGGAGGAGTTGAACAATGAAACAGAGCATGAGTCGCATGTGCGAGTTGGTTGAAGATGTCAGGTACGAGCCTGATGGTAAAATTCCGGGAATGTCTTGAGTAAACATCTTCCCAGATGGAAGCTGGAAAACCTTATACTTGAGACATTCAAACCGAATTCTGGCCAACTTAGCCCACGCAGAGCTGCCTTGGCAGAATCTGAGTCGGTAAAGAAGGTCACAATTCAGTAACCAGAATGGGACTGACCAATCCCAACCCGAAACATCACTAGAACAAATCTTGTATTCTTTTTGCCTGGCTTGGAACCAGGAGTATAATCTCTCCTGTCCTTCGTCATGCAAACCCATACCAGGTTTGAAAGGAATGTACGAGTTCATCTCAATCTCTATCTTATTAAGAGTAGAGAAGAGAAGTCGTTCAATTAGATTATCGATCAGTGAAACTCCAGATATGATCCTAAATCTACCTTTGTCAAGCTTCTCCCGTTTGTGGGGTTCGTCTTTAATGAAGGTGTATATGGGATCACACAATCCAGATTTGACCAAATCGATACCGGTGGTGTGGTTTCCGTTGTAGTTAAACATGAGATTCAAACGATCGAGTACAGTGAGGATTATAGACTTCCGGTCTTCACACCAGACACCTTTCTTTGAACAATAATAATTCAAAGGGATGCCGGGAGTGGAGTCGGGGTCAGAATCATCAATGCAGTCGTCAATGCTTCTCACGAGTTCAGGCAATAAATCAAAAGAATGGATACCGGATAATAACAATCGAGTGGAATCAGAAATATCACTTTGAAATTCTACTTCTGACTTTGGTCCATCAGGTCCAATAAAGCACTCAGGGAGGCCGATTTGAGTAAGATCTCGGGATAAGTATTCCTTAGCGCTCCCAAGAGAACGCCTCTTAAATCCTTTCTCAAGTTCGTAGACAGTTTTATCGACCGCTCGTTTAAGTACTCCATTATCAGGGGTTTGGCGGTCAAGCTTATGAATGCTTCCGTGGTAGCCCAGTGAGGTAAGGAGACCTTTCTCAGATCGTTGTGGCCAGTCGAGATGGCTGGTTTCCGGGAATTCTTGATGGAGGAGGTCGACGGGTCGAGGCTTACAGACGGTGAAAGTTTGGTTTCCTTGTCCACAGTAAGAAAGGATACCTTTCGTGATCCGTTGCATTTCGTCCTCTTCGATTCGTTCAAGTCGATAGTTTCCGAGTCGGATGAGCTCTGCTGCTGTTCGCAATCGCTCTGTTGCGAACTTAGGTGAAAATCCGCCGACTCAGTTCTACCACCGTAATAAACGCGATCGTAGGGAGTAATGTCGTCCTCGTCGTCATCCCAATCCTCCAAGAAGAATGTGTCTTCGTCACCCATGCCTAACATGTATTCAGCATCGCGGAATTTTATGTAGTCCGAACCTTTCATTTTGTTCTTAAGTTGGGAGAAACTCCAAACTTCAGACTGGTAGTCAAAGTCCGATTCTTTAAAAACAACGGATGTCTTGGTAACACGTAAAAGGCAAGTGATGATGTCAGTGATAGCCGTAGCCTCGTTGACAACTTCATTGGTGACCCTGTCGATTTTAGAGCCGGTATGGATACCAACGACTTTCCCATCATTGTTAAAGACGGGAGCGCCGGACCAACCGGGTTGCGTCGAAGCCAGATGGTTGAAGCCAAATGGTCGAGCAATGGGATGTGAGACACCTGACGATTCAAACCAGATATTGCTATCGGGTGAACCCTTCACACGAACCTTGGAATTGCGGAGATATTGAGCACCGACAAGAGCCGGTCCCCACTGGTTGATAACGAAGTTGTCCTTGAACAGGACAAAGTCGGATATTTCCCCAGTGGAAATGGGCTTGTCAATAAATTTGTAACTCCGATTGCCGAAGCACAATTTTATCTCGTTGTTAGCAAACTTGTCGTACACATGCTTAGCAGTGACGAGGAAGATTTGTCCTCTAACTGCAAGCCTGAATGCACAACCAGCATATTGACCTCCGACGGTAAAGTGGAAAATCCCTTTCGGGATTTTCGTCAACTCAATCATATCTGAACCAGGAATAGCTGATTCTTTACCAACTCGGGTTCTCATTTGGAGTGCCCATAGAGGGTTAATGTCAATGTTATATTTGACGCCCTTAATGAAGACAGTGACGAAAGGAGTACCACTGTTGGTGAAAAAGAGATTCTCAGCAGAATAGTAGTTGTCTTTAGGAGTGTCGGTAGTAACGTACCACCAGACGACGAGTCGTCCGAGGATACCGCGATACAGGGGTGTGATAGTGACGGAGAGGATGTAGATGAGAATATGCATAGCAAACTCCCCGATCGCCAGGATGATTATTTTCGCAAAACCCAGCAAAACATAGAAGATGTATGCAGCCACGATGCAAGCAAAAACCTGCGTGGTAGGCACACTATCCACT